ATAAAAGATAAAACATAGAAAACATTTAAACTATATACAAGCATGAATTACCTGCGTACAAGCAATTCCCAATTTCCTAAAATTGGTAAAATGATCGTTGATCGTTAGGTTTGGACCACTCCTATTACTAGAGTTGTGTGTTAATCGACGCCCTCGTCAACACAATCAAGACGGGGTCGTAGTCCACGGGCTTTGCGAAATTCACTGAGAATCTTTTGAGTATCCATTAAATTTTGTGAGGCCTGGTTAGATTTATACTGATAACGTGGAAAATCAGGGGGGGTGTGTTTCATCAAGTAGTCAGGGTCGACTGTTAAATCGGCCACGAGCATTTGTGGTACTCCAAGGAAGAAACCACAGTCCCAATCGTCCTTTGCAGAGCGATAGATTCTGAGGTCATATCCTGGACCAGTTGATGACTGGTTATTGAAATAAAACGCTAATAAACCCATGGGTTGTTCACCCAGATTTATTTTCGCTTGGTTCCAATAGGGGGTTTGGGATCCTATGTGTAGTTCGTTGAAGAGGCACGGAAACTGTGAATAATACGGAACTTCCAATCGGACGAATCCTTGGATGTCCATATTAACTGGTATTGTAACAGCTTCCATACCAGGGTCAACTGGAACGATGCCACAAGGGGTTGTTGAGGGAGATATTGTTGTATCAAAGGGAGAAACTAAATCTAATATTAAATCTGCGGTGACAACTCCTATTGTAGAAGTGGTTGATATAGGAGGTGTTCCGGCTGAAAATACATTCATGTCTGCTTCCATAACAAAGTTAAGGCCGCCTTTTCGGAACGCAAATAATGTTTGAGTAAGTGATATCCAATCGGGCAAATAATCAGTTGGGAGCCCATCTCCCATATTAACAGTAGGATTAGGTGATATAACAAATTTCTTGGTTAATGGTGATGTGATTTGCTGAAATTCTATAATGCGCATATTACGCTTTACCATCTGACGCAATGATGTGATGATCTCTCCGAAGCAGACCATAGGTGCTTTTGAATTAAATGAAACATTATTATTAAGGAGGGAATTTACTGGGGAAGTGAGCATCTGGTGATACTTATTTGAACCTGTCGATATGCCTTGAATTCTAACTATGTCATTTACCGCCTTATAATCCTTACGGACACAAGGCTCAACAAATCTATTACGGAAAAGGGAGGGGAGCTGGTTATAGGGTGTCCAATTTGGTCTTCTTGGACACTGATAGTCACAATCAGGACCTGCCGAAGCAAGTACATTGATCTCAATCATCGGATTTACAGATGAGGAAGCTACTTGCAGCTTGTTGAGTACGCGAACGTAGACAACACCACAAGCGTTATCAAGTGACCAAGCAGTGCCAGTCCAAGACAAGTTGGAAATGGTTTGTTTATAGGGGAGCTGTCCATTATAGGGTAAAATTAATGATATGTTAGGTGTTTCTGATATATCCCAAATGGCGCGAACACATTTAGTCACATCAAGAGTCGGGGGTATGGTTGTGGTTGAACTATTATCAAAAGTATTTGGTGCCCATATGATTTCGAGCCTGCCCGAATGAAAGAGAGTTTTTACGGCGCTAAAAGTGAGAACAACTGAGCCACGCCAAAAGAAGAAAAGAGATGCGAGAAAACTATATGGTGTGAGCTGAAAGACCTGCTTACTAGTGACCGTTGCTTGACGCATGAAATTATATGATTGGTTATACAGATACAAGTTTGTCTCTTCTGGTTGTGTGTTTGACCATTCAAATTTGTCAATATAAGTTGGACGCATGGCGATTGAACGGAAATTCATCTCGTCATGATCTGAAGCGAAGATGCCCTTCGCTGTGGGAGCGCTGTTAAACTTATATGCTGACATTGAATTCCCATGTGCGGTTCCATCCACTGATGCGAAATCAGGGGTGTTATCGATCACAATGTGTTGTTGGGTACCAGTATGTTGGGGTTTCGAAAATCCCAACATTTGAGCAACACCAACAGCACCCTGAACCACAGCATTAATGGCGCCAACTACGGGTTTAGCCTCAGGCATGATTGCTCCTGCCACGGCAGCCGCCATAGAGACGCCCTGTCC